TGAATGCCCGAGCCAAGAACTATGGCAAGTTCATCGAGGGCGCTGAGATCATGCAGATGATCAAGCGCTTGGTGTACAACTATGTGCACCAGCGCAATACATCACTGGCGTTTGATCAGCTCGAAGCGATTGACATGATCATTCACAAGCTTGGCCGCATCATCAATGGCAACCCTGATCACACCGACAGCTGGGTGGACATCGCTGGCTACGCCATGCTGGTGGCTGACCGTTTGGAAGGAAAAGCACGGTGACCTCCAAAGCCACTCCTGCACAGGTGCGCGAGATGGTCCTCGCGCAATTGCGCTTGCACAACTACACCGGCAAGACCACGGAAATATCGGAGTGGACGGGGCTGCAGGCCTCTGTCGTGCGCCGCGCGTGCTTGGTGATGGCGGGCAAGAATGAGATGGAAGCTGTGTTGGTCCCCGGCCGTGGCAAAGGGGAATACAGGTTTACCATTACGCAGTTGGATCTTTTTTATGATGCCAAGAAGCCACAAAGCTTCTGGCAAAAGCTAAAATCCAAACTGCTTTCATGATTCTCCGGGATGAGAAACATCGTGCACTCGCGATGTAAAAGGAAAGAGGGATCAGGTGAAAGCCCTGAACCAACATGCATGGGGATTGTTGGGGGTGCACACCCAGTTGCTTTGCAATTCCGCAAGAGCAGTCCTCAGCCGTGTTGGTGAAGTGCGAGAGATACTTCAGGCTGCATAAGCTTGAGTAGACCGTTCAACTCGGTCCACCAACAACTTATCGCTTGTCCAGCCACTCATCCAGCCGTTCATGCGCCCACTTGCGCATGACATCAGAGTGCATTTCTTTGCTGCTGGCCAGCACCTCAAAACGATTCAGGCAGGTGGTGACTTTCGCCTTCTCTATCTCCGAATCCCACTTTGTCGGGTCCATTGCATTTGACCATTGAATAGTGTTTTGCGTCATTTGGCTTCTCCCCAGCTTGGTCCAACCTCCACATCGCAGCGGCTTGGCACTTCCATGCGCACCGCGGTGGCCATGATGTTTGCAGCGAATTCCGCTTCTTCGCGGGACTTCACACTCAATGCTACTTCATCGTGCACTTGCAGGATCGGCGTGAAGCCATTCTTTGCCAACGCCACCATGGCTGCTTTGGTCTGGTCGGCGGCTGACCCTTGGATGAGACGATTCAGGCCCTTGTAGGTGCCCGCACGCTTGATCCGTTGGCCATATTCAATGACTGCTTGTTCGCGTGGCAACGCCTTGTTCACGCCCCACTCCATGGGCTCCCACAGCGGGAAGCGGCATTTGCGCCCGAGCAGGGTGCGGATTGCGCCGCCTGCAGCAGGATGATCGATGCGCTTCATCACGGCGTTGACGGTGCCCTTCAAGAACGGCACATTCTTGTGGAAGGTGTCGATCAACTCAGAAGCCTCGTCCAAAGACAAATCTAGCTGCCCTGCAAGCTTGTTTTTGCCCATGCCGTACATCAGCCCTAGGCCAATCGTTTTGGCGGCCTTGCGCTTGATTCCTGCCATGTCTGCGACCATTTGGTGGAAGTCGGTCTGTGGGTCGTTGTTGTAGGCGTCGACCATGGTCTCCGCGCCGGGCAAATTCAGCAGCGATGCGTAGTGCACCAGCAGGCGTGGCTCCTGTGATGAAAAGTCGTTGGATGCCCACAGCTCGCCCTCTTCCGGCAGGAAGAGACCGCGCACCATGGGGCCGATGATTTCGTGACGCGCAGGCACTTGCTGCAGGTTGGGCTGGGCCATGGACAGTCGGCCGGTGACCGTACCGCCATCATCCGAGCGCATCTGATTGACGTGCGGGTGGATGCGGCCAGTCTTGGCGCTGAAGTCCATGTAGGGCTGCAGGAACGTGCTGTGTGTTTTGTTGGTCTCGCGGGCCTCAACAATCATCTTGGCCACGGGGTGGTCGCAAGAGTCCAAGAAACCTTTGGTGAAGCTGGGCTGGCCAGCTGCTGTTTTGCCGTACTGCACGCCCAGTTTGTCGAAGGCGTGGGCGATGGATGCAGCGGCCCAGATATCCACTGTGGAGCCGCAGGCACTGCGCAGGTCTTTGTGAATCTGCTTCTCGCGTGCCACCAGCTGGTCGATGAGCTTGGCGCACTTCTCGCGGTCAAAGCGAATCCCCTTGTAGGTCATGTTGAACAGGACGGGGAAGACTTCGGTCTCGAGTTGGAAGATGGACTCGACATCGTCGATGCGCATCTTGGTTTTGAATGCTTGCCACAGCTTGAGTGTGAGCGCAGCGTCTTGCTCGGCGTAGTCGCCCACGTACATCGCGGGCAGCTTCCACAGCTCTTTCTTTGGGTGCACACCGAAGTCGGCGGCAGCCTGCTTCAGACCCTGCTCAGACTTGACCTCTTTGAGGTAATCGAATCCCAAGGCATTGAGGGAGAAGCTGAAACGATTTTCATCGAGTAGAGGCGCGGCAAGCATGGTGTCGTAAATCGTGCCGTTGACTTCAAAGCCCGATGCGCGTAGCCATCCAAGGTCATAGGCAGCGTTGTGCATGATTTTGTCGGCTTGCGTTTTGCAGACATCTGCGACCCATCGCTCGACGAGTCGCTTGTCGAGGTTACCGCCGCCTTGATGGGCGACAGGGTAATAGCCAGACCATCCCTCAACGGCGACAGCGTAGCCAACAATAAAACCATCGTTGCGAGGCCAGCCCGGTCCGAAAGATTCCATGTTTGGGTCACAAGTTTCGAGGTCAATTGCAATCTCCTTGGCGGTGGATAAGTTGGGGAAAGTCTGTGGAGCAACCCATTCAGTGTGGGTTGGAAACATAGGTATTGTTCTCATAAACGAAAACCCTTTTCTTGAAAACGGGGTAGCACTAGGTGCAACGATTGTTTGGCGCGGGTGATGCCAACATAGAACAGGCGGTGGATGTTGTCGCCGTTGTCTGCGTACTCTTTGGCGAACTTTGGGGACAGGTCCATGAGCAGCATGACATTGTCAGCCTCACCACCTTTGGCACCGTGGATGGTGGATAACTTGATGCGGCTGACGCTGGACAGCTTTGTTTTACGGCGCAGCACCGCGATCAGATATTCACGCTTGTCGTCAGGGATGCGGCTCATCGCTTCGTGCCAGATGGGGCTGGCCAGCAGGCCATGGTCCTTGGTCAGCGCACCGAGATCGTAGAAGGCATTTGGGTCACCATTCTTGAAGGTCCGGTGTCCGCGGGAAACGAGCTCACCACCAAGGTATTTGTAGATGTTGGCCACCACCTCGCCACGGACCAGTTCGCCCTTGCGCAACTGTTCCCAGTAATGCACGGCCTCGACCATCTTGATGTTCAGGCTTGGCACTCCAGATCGCTCGAACAGGACTCCTTGACTTTTGAGCCATTCGTGCACTGGGTTGAGCATGTAGTTGGTGGCGGCCATGATGAGCCATTGGCCTTCGGTGACATCGATGTCTTCGATGCGGTAGTAGGTCTTGACCATGCCCTCGAAGTCGCGCGCTTTCCATTCCTTGGGCTGGCGCTCGCGGATGCGGTGCACCACGCTGTTGGCCAAAGCGTGCACGGTGCTTGGGACGCGGTAGGACTGCTGCAGCACGGTCACGATGCCTGTGAATGACAAGAAGCTCTTGACATCGGCACCTGCCCAAGTGAATACTGCCTGATCGTCGTCTCCGGCGAGGAAGACCCTTTTCGCTTTCGCGGCCAAGGCTTCGACCATTTGCCACTGCAAACGACTTAAATCCTGCGCTTCGTCGACGATTAGAACCTCTAATGAGGGTAATAGCTGGTGATCCACCACCGCCATCTCCAGCAGATCGGTGAAGTCCAGCAGGTCCTTGGACCGTTTGTAGTGGCGGTAGGACCGCTCCACAAACTCAAAGTGATACCACTCAATGTCCAGACCGCTCTGGTTGTAATGCTGGCGTAAGTCAACACCACGGATGCGGGCGAGGTTGATCTCATTCAAGATGGGATTGTCGGCCTTGGCCACATCCACTTCATCTTCTGAGGTGATGTTGAGCTCGATGCCCACTTGGGCGGCGAACTCGCGGTAGTGTTCTGGCTGCATGATCATGTCGGCTTTGACCGACATGCATCGGAATGCAAGGCTGTGCAGTGTGCGAAAGAAGGGGAAGTCAGTTTTTGCGTTGAGCGTGGGGAACTTTGCAATGGCCCTGTCGCGCGCTTCGTTGGCCGCCTTGCGTGTGAAACTGAAGTAGCCGATGTGCATCGGGTGGATGCCATCAGCCAATTCTTTCTCCACCACATTCAGCAAGTAGGTGGTCTTGCCTGACCCGGGTGGGCCAAAGACTTTGTGGATGTGGCTCATTCTTCAACCCACAAATCATCCGGCCAAACCAACACAGGAGTGTGCTCGCCCATGTAAGCGCCTTCGATGTTGAACTCAATGAATTCACGCGCCTCTTCTGGTGTCAGGCCAGCACGCTTGACCAGTATGTCTCTGATCTTTTCTGCGTCATAGACCAACACACCAACAACATGTTGGTCACGCCAAATGTATGCAGGGCCGATGATTGCATCGTCGTAGCCGTTAATTTTCAGCATCAGAATGGGCTCCCTTCAGTGCGTTGGGTGTGGGTATCGAATGGTGCGTCCTGCTTCTCGAACTTTGGAATGCGCCAGCAGCGCACGGTGCGGTTCTTCAGATACAGGCTGATGGGTTCACCACCCATGTCGCGCAGACGCTGTGCCATCTTCGGTGCAGACAGGCCAACAAAGTTGTTGCGCTTCAAGTGTGCTTCGAGGTCCTTGATCCGGAAATAGGTCTTGGCCTCTTCGTCATCTGTCCATGGGCGGCCCATGAGAATCTCATCGCGTGCCATGGCTTGTTGCATGTGTGCAGCGAACTCTTCGAGCAAGTCGTTGAACTTGCCGGTCACGCTGGTGTCTTCGCTGGCCTCGGTGATTTGCTCAGTCTCGACCATCTCTTTCAAGAGGGCATTGAGCATGTTCTCCCAATCCTGCTTGCGCAGTGTTGGGGGCAGCAAGTTGATTTTTTCAAGGCATGCTTTTTGGAAAGCAGCCTGCGTGAACAACGCATCTGTTTCGAGCTCAATGCGCCGACCATTCACATCCAAGAACCACAGTGGTGGTTCGCTTGCATATTTTGATAGCGAGGCTATCTGAGGCGCATCAGGACTGTTTGCGCCAATGCCGAACTTTCGCGTACGGCAGAGGCCTGAATTGCAGAAGCTGTTGAGCGGCGAGTCCTTGCACTTGTAGTGGTAGTCTTTTTTGTTGGCTTGCTTGAGGACGATTTGCACCTCATTATTCGGGAGAGGGGGAGCCACATATTTGAAGTTGTACTCCACCAACTTGTCTTCCCAAGATCCGGGGTGGGCCCTCTTAAGATAGATCGCAATGTTGAATAGTCCATTGTTCCGTGTGCCTTCCGGAAAGCCTTGGGCGCATAGAGCCTGTAGACAAGGAGGGCCGTCTTTGATGGGACTCTCTGCTTGCTTTGGTGCCTCTGGGACAGCTTCAATCGACTCTTGGACATTGGCCTCGTAAAGCGCGAAGAACTCTTCCATCGTCGCTGCGCTCCCATCCAAGTTGAATGCGTACCGAGTACCGGCATCGCCGCCAAAGTAGGGGAGGTTGAGGAAGTTTCCGGTGTCCCCGCGGTCAACGAGGATCTCTGCTTGCTTGGGGAATATTTCGCGGCCCGCTTCGCCAAGGAGAGCAGCAGCGTTTTTGAGATACGCTTGGAACTCACGGGCTGGAACTGGCGTTCTAGTAAAGAGAAAGACATGTGCGCCTCCTGATTTGCTGCGGCATACCACCAGCGGCAAATTCAACTGTTTTATTTTTTCGACGAGTCCTTTGTGGTCGAGCGGATATTGGTCAATATCGATGCAACCCCAGATGCAAGTGTTGTCAGCGCGAATTGGAATAATCCCAAGGGACGGATCAACACCTTCAAGGTGCTTGACCCAAAGATCATCGGTCGGCGGCTTCCTAACCACCGTGGCCTGTCCGGCTTGTTTTCCATCATTTCTCTCCGATTTGATTTTGTATGTGCCATAGGCGATATCCAGACCGCTGAAGATCGCCTTGAATTTTGTTATGTCGGTCATCTCGTCTCTCTATCGGAAGGTGGGGCCTACTCGCTTCGTCTGGGGTCGGTGCGCAACGCCCGACTCTTGCGGCTTTTCACAGCATCAGCTTTCGGTCCCTAAAATCAGAATGGTGCGGCGTTGCTGTCTACGCCAGCGCCTTCATGCTCATGCTTGACCTTGACTTCGCCTGCATTGATCTGCGAAGCGAAAGCTTTGGCTGCTGCATACTGATTCATGTCTTCGATAGGGCCGACCTTTTCGATCTCCCAGCCAAACCATTTGCCTTTGTCGTTGGACTCGGCCTGTGTCGTCAAGCGATACACATGGCTGTACATGGGAGGAGTGAACGGACCGTTCTTGCCCATCAACTTTGTTGACATCAACATGCTGTTCCACTTGCGTGACTTCTTCAACTGTGTTGACTTCATCACGATCAAAGCAGGCTCAGGGATGCCATCGTTGTTGATCACCATCACATAGTGGTTGGCGGTGTTTTCGATGTAGTTGCCGTTGTCCAAGAAATCCTTGCTCTCGCCCGGTTCGCGGTGCGTGCGCGTGAGGATGTCGGAGGTGGCAGGGTAGATATTGATTGGTGCGCCGCTGCCCGTGCCGCGTGGTGCCCACTCAATGTATTGACGAATGTAGGCAACGGGAATGACAGTGATGCCTTTCTTGCCGTCAAACAATTCGCCTGTGACAGTGTTCATGATGAAGCCGGGCATAGCGCCGTCCACCTCACCCACTTCAGGGCTGGTGTTGGTCAAGAGCTTGAGGAATGGAAGCGCAAAGTCTTCCTGACCCATGCCCTCGAAACCGCTATTCGCGTCATCTTCAAAACCACCGACCAATGCCAATGCAGTGTTGGTCTCTTTTATTGCTACTTCGTTCTTTGACGACATCATCAAGAAC